CCAGCAGGGTCTGGGCCGTGCGGCTGTCTTCGCTAACGACTTCCGTGCGCACGATCCCGCGCAGTTCCGTTTCGCCGATAAAGACCCGCACCTGGAAGCCGCCCCGTCCTGACAGCGGGGCGATCATTTCCGGCCCCCGTTCGCCGACCAGGGCCAGGGTCGGGGCGGTCACGATCCCGCCCGCCGCTAGCTTCGGAATGTCCGGGAACGGGATCGTCCAGCCGCCGACCGATCCGCCGCCGACCGTGCCGACCCCGGGAATGTGGGTATTGATCTTCGGCAGCGTGATTTTCGGGACTTTGAAGTCAATGTCGTTCCAGGCGCCGATGACCTTGTTGATCGGGGCCTTAATCGCGTTGGCGACCGACGCGGCGGCCTTGGTCACCTTCTCCACGATCGCGGAAATGGCGCCCGGGATTTCGCCCAGCTTCGCTTTCAGGTCGCGGACCATGTCTTTCGCCGCGCTGTAGGGCTTCCCGAACCAGCCCGCGACCGTGGTCAGCCAGTCCCTGATCTTGGACGCGTTGTTGACAAACCAGGTCGCGATTTCGCCCAGCTTCGACTTCACATCGGCGACAACGCCTTTCACCTTCGTATAGACGTCGCCGAACCAGCCGGACAGCTTGGTCAGCCAGGTATGGATCGCGGTGACCGTATTGGTGACGTAACTGGTCAGCGTCCCGACGATCGACTTGATACTGGACACGGCGGTCGAAATGGCGGACTTGACCGCGTTCCAGGCGGTCGCGGTCGCTTTCTTGATCGTGTCCCAGTTCTTATAGATCAGGGCGGCGGCCAGCCCGATCGGGCCGGTCAGGATCCCCAGTAGCAGCGGCCAGTTCCGCTTGACCCAGTTCCAGACGTACTGGATAACGGCCAGGATCCCTTTGAACGCCTTGTCGGCCTGGTCTTTCAGCCAGTTCCAGGCGGCGCCCAGGGCCTGCGTGATCTTGTCCCAGTTCTTCCAAATCACGATCAGGGCGACGACGGCGGCGATGATCCCGACGATGATCGCGGTCAGGGGAAGCATCGCGATGTTCAGGCCCAGCTGGGCCAGGGTCGCCTGTAGGGACATGATCGCCATGAATCCGTAGGCGGCGGCGATCACGCCGATGATCGTGGCTAGGGCCGGACCCGATCGCAGGATCGGCTGTAGGAAATCGACCAGCTTCCCGATCGCCAGGGCGACCTTTAGGACAGCGGGCAGTAGCGCGGTCCCCAGCTGGATCTTCACCCCTTCGCTGGCGATCTTCATTTCCCGCTGTTTCTGGGCCAGGTCGGCTACCTGGGTCGTCGTCTTGTCGCCCAGGGTCGCGCCGTACTTCTCCGCGATCCCCAGCTGGTCGGCGATCGCCTGCGACCCTTTGTAGAGAATCGGCGCCAGCTTCTGGCCCGAACGGGAAAACAGTTGCTGGGTCAGGGCCGCCTGTTTCGCCGGGTTCTTCATCCGCGACAGGCCGTCGGCGACCTGGTTAATCACGGCCTGCGTATCGCCCTTGCGGACGTCTTCCATGCTGACGCCCAGGGCCTTAAACGCCGCGACCGACGTTTTCGACCCGGCCGCGGCGGCGGTCATCTGTTTCGACAGCGTGACCATTCCCTTACTGAAAACCTCGGTCGCGATCCCGCGCGATTTCAGGACGGTCACCCATTCCGACGCGGTCTTCGTGTCCATCCCTGTAACCCGCGACAGGGCCATTGTGTCTTTGGCTAGCTGGGTCGTCGCGTCGATCGAGTCTTTGAGTAGCTTTGTCCCGGCGGCCGCTGTCGCCCCGGCGGCGACCAGGCCCAGCCGCTTCCAGTTGATCCCTTTAACGCCCTTCTCAGCCCGGCCGGACGCGTCCGTGACGCTGTTGATCCCTTTGACCAGCTTCGCCGTGTTGGCGACGAAATCGACATAGACGGTCGGCCTACGTGCCATCGTCCCGCCTAGCCGCTTCCCAGCCCAGCCGGAACGCCGTGGCCGCGACGTCCGTGATCGCGTCCCGGTTCGACCAGTCGCGTTCCAGTGTGTCGTGGTAGCGGGTCCAGGACCAGTCGAACAGCATGTCCAGGGCGTCCAGCGTGACCCCGGCGGTCGGCATCCAGTCCAGGTTCGTCAGGCCCAGGTCGTTCTGGCGGGCGGCGACGTCGGCCAGGTCGTCGGCCGTGAATTCGGGCGCCGCCATCATCGCCGTCGCCTGGCTTCCCGTCGTTCTTCGGCCTGGACTTTCAGGGCGTAGCGGACGAAGGCCCGATACTCGGCCCGACTCATGGCGTCAACGTCCCGGGGGGTATAGCCCCAGAAGTGACAGAACGCGGCGAGCCCGGCGAAGTATCTGTCGGCGTAGGGTCCGACGCTTCCGTTTCGCCCATCGCGAAGCCGACGTCCCCGGCTTCGTCCCAGGTCGGCTGGTAGCCGCGACGTCGCAGTTCGACCCAGACCATCACCTGGTAGCGGTCGGCTTCGTCGGCGTCGTCGCTGAACGTGTCGGTCAGCGTCTTCCCGGTCGCCGCCTTAAACGCCCGTAGCTCGTTCGGACTGAACGAAAACTGGGTCGGGTCGATCGCGATGGTCGCGGGCAGGCGGCCGTTCGTCTCTAGATCCGCTGGGGCGGCGGGGGTATCCACGGAAATCCTCCGATCACGCGTTCAGTTGTCCGGGTCTGTTCGTCCAGGTAGCGGGGTTCCGACTGGACGGCGGGCGGCGTGAAGTAGCGGCCGCCGGGGATGAATTCGCGTTCATGGGGGCGGGCGCCGCCAAACTCGATCCAGCCCGCATAGGGGATCTGGCGCCCGCCCATTTCCATCCGGGTCTTGACCGACTTCCCGAACAGGACCTTCCCCGACCGGGTCGTCACTGACGCCCGCAGGGCGCCCGTGTCGTAGGGGACCTGGACGCGGGCGATACTGGCGACGCTGTCCGCCGTGCGGGCGGCGATCTTGCCCGCTTCGTCGCGCAGGGCCAGACCAAACTTCGTCATAGAGTCGGTCAGTTCGGCCAGGCCCCTTACGTCCGATTGGAAGAATTCGTCCGCCATCCGCCCTAGGCCGACGACGACGCGGCGGCCGCAACGGTTCCGTTGACATGCTTTTCGGGCGGCCCGATCAGCGACCAGGCGAGGTCGATAGTCGATTCCGCGCCCGCGTCGCCGTTAATCGGGGCGTAAGGCTGGGGGACGACCATTCCCGTCCATTCCGGGTTATTGGGGCCGATCGGCCGGTCGCGATAGCCGATGATGGCGAAGGGAACCGGGCCGCCGGACGCGACCGCCGCCGACAGGACGTCTTCGGTCGCCCCGTCATCGAACGACTGGTAGAGGGTCGCGTTCAGCGTCCATTTGGTCGTACCGGGGTAGTCGGTCGATCCGCAGAACGTGTCGATCGTGGTGATCGCCACATCGGGCGACAGTTCGACATGGTTTGCGACGCAGGCCAGTTCGGACATGTCCGTGTCGGTTTCGCTGTCGCCGATCCGCAGGCCCGCGTTGTCCAGGATCAGCGGCATCGGCTTATCGGCCGCTGTCAGTCCGTTACTCATGTTCCCTCGCTTTCGACTGGTTCGACGGACACTTTCAGTGTGTAAATGACGCGGGCCCCGAACAGGGGAACGTCCGCGATCCGTAGCCACAGCGGCTGTTCGACAATCGCCATCGGCCAGGGGTAGGGATCGGCCCGCAGGCGCCCGACGACGTAGGCGATCAGCCGTTCCAGTTCCCCGATCGCCGGGTCGATTCGGGCGACCATGACATGAACCGCGAAGCGGGCGTCGTACAGACAGCCGCCGACGACCAGCGGCGTCAGCCAGGGCGTATCCCAAGTCAGAACGAGGGCGGGCGGCGAGACGCTATCGGGGTAGTCGAACAGGACCGGGGGATCGCTGTCGGTTCGCCGTTCCAGCGCGGCCGCCGCCCGCACCCGTACTTCCGCCATCGGGATCGCGCCGTTCACGCAACCCCGAATTGGTCTTTCAGCGGGATCAGTTCGCGACCGTGGCGGGCGAAGGAATCGCGGGGGGCCTGTAGGGCGCCCGTGTCCGTAAATCCGATCACGCCGAACGCGGCGTCATTCGCTTTCCACCATTCCAGGCCCCGGGCCAGATTGACCGACGCGGCCAGCGGGTCGCCGGTCGGGATCGGGTTGTCTGGGAAGCGGTCGCAGTAGTGGTCGATTTCCAGCGCGGCCGCGTCCAGGCATCGCTGGAAGCGATCGCGGTTCGCGTCGGTTAGCGGCTGGCGGACTTCTTCCGCCAGCTGTTCGACGGTCGCATAGGCCATCGCTAGCCCCGGCCCGCCAGGATCACCTGTTTCAGTTCGTCTTTGGTCATGTCGTTATTGGCGGGCGACAGGCCCAGCCGCTGGGCCAGTTCCAGCAGCTGGGCTTTGGTCAGCGCGTCCAGGTCCAGGTCTGGTTCCGTGTCTTCGCCCGGCGGCGGGGTCGGCGCGGGGGGCGCCGTGGCGCCCCCCGTTCCTTCCTGCCAGGGGCCCGATTCGTCGGGCCGGACGACCTGTTGGTTTGGGGCGTCCCAAAGGTCGGTCACGGCAGGGTCACCTGAATCACGGCGCCGTCTTCGATCGTGACAACCGCGAAGTAACCGGCGTAGGCGACCTGGACGCCCAGGACGGACGGTTCGACTACCTGTAGGGCGCCGATCCGGTCTTCGTAAACCTCGGCCGCCGCCGTCGAAACCAGGAGCAGCGTCGAGTCGGGCAGGGCGGCCGACATGACGACCGGGATTCCGCCGACCTGGCCCATCACGCCGGAACCGAAATCGCCCGGCTGTAGGCCGCTGGTGGGCGGCGAGGTCGGCGGCAGCGGCGGGAAGACCTGGCCGATCACGCCCAGGGCGTCCGGCGAACAGACCGCGACCAGGCGGCCCTGGCCCTGGGTCGCCGCGAACGCGGCCCCAGCCGCCGCCCACATCGCGCCCAGGATCGCTTCCGGGGTCGGGTTCGCCCCGATCGTCGGCCCGGACGTCGCGTTGTCCAGGAGGTCGGTCGCGGCGGCCTGTTCGGTTTCCAGGGCGTACTGGGCCGCCAGGTCGCCGATGATGATGTCCATGATCGCCGGTTGCGACCAGTCGATGTTCTGGCGCGAGACGTTGACGTAGCCGCCATAGGTGACCGCGTTGACCGGGATCTTCCCGATCACCATTTTGCGGCTGACCAGTTCCGACTTCTCGCTGGTCTGCTCGCCTACCTGTGTGTGCTGGGTCACGCGCGGGCGTTGCCAGGACCCGGCGGGCAACTGACGAACGCCTAGGACCGTGACCAGCGGCCGCGACGCGTCCACGAAGTTAATGACCGGGCCCAGGATCGCTTCCGGGATCAGGCCCGGGTTGTCGCCGGTCGTCTGGTGGGCGGCCGCGCGGTGATACAGGTCTAGCCGCTGGACGGCGGTCTGGTGACCTAGGCCCGCCTGCCAGCGGTCCATGACGTAGGCGCCAGCCGAGCGATACTCGACTTCGCGCGGCTTCTCGCCTTCCCGTTCCTGTATGAACCGGGCGATCTGGGCCAGCCGGTCGCCGGATTTGCTGGCGATTTCCCGCGCTTCGGCTAGCGGCCCCATCTGGCCTTCCAGTTCCTGGATCCGGTCACGCGCCCGCGTCACCAGTTCCATTTCCTGTTCGGTCAGGTCACGCTTTTCTCTTTGGGCCGACTCGACCAGACCGTCCATCATGGTCTGGCGTTCCTCGACTTCGCCCGCTAGGCGGGCGAGCAACGTATCCGTAGCCCGTGAAGACATGGGCGGGGTTCCTTTCCACAACGTCGGGATTGACGGTTGTGAAATCGCGACTTCGATTTGTCGCGCGTCCCCCGCAACTGACGGCCCGCCCAGCGGTCAACGACGTCAGGTAGTTCGGCGCAGCATCGGGACCGTACCAAACGCGGATCGGACGTAACGAGCGGGGCGCCCTTTCGGACGCCCCGCCGTTCGCCGCAGTAACCCTGCCAGGTCAACCCGGCGCGGGTTAGACGCTACCTAGTCGTCCCCGGGGACGCCTTCCAGCAGGTCGTAGGCGCCCGGAATGACCTCGATCAACGGTAGGCCCATGCTTCGCCGCCGCTCGTTCGCCAGTTCGACACAGGTTTCGCAGACCGGCTGGCGGACGGCCCGTTCCATTCCGCCGGGGCGCGGGTTCATGTCCGGCGGGTATTTCGTTTCGGGGTCGATCGGGATACTGGGAACCGTGAACGGATTGAACGTGAACGTCCGCCCGCAGGCCCAGCAGTTCGCGACGACGACTGAGAAGCCGGGTCCTTCGCCCTGGCGGGTCATAGCCGGGCCTTCGTTCCGTACATGAATTCACGCCGCAGCATGGTCGCCGTAACCGGGTCGGCCTGGAAGTAACGCCCGGCGACATGGGCCATGACCTCGACCATCTGTTCGGCGGGCATTTGGTCCAGGTCGCGTTCGGTCGCCGCCTTCACGCGGGCCCGCACGATCCGTAGCCCGGCGGGGGCGACCCGCCAGACGCCGGATTGGTCCGGGTTGCGTTCCAGTATCCGATAGCGAACCATCCAGGACAGGCGGACGGCGACCGACTGGACGCCTTCGTCGGTCAAACCTAGGGCGCGGGCCAGGTGCGCGGTTTCGACCCAGCCCTGGTTATCGCCTTCGTCTAAGAGTTTGTGCAACAGGTCCAGGTCGCGGAATTCGTACAGCGACGCCCCCCGGCGGGGCCCGTTGCTACTCACGTTCGACCAGCCGATAGACCTGCGACCGACCCGATCCGATCCGGTCTAGGCGGATCGTTCCTTCGTCGGCCAGTTCGCGAAACAGGGTCCGCAGTAGGTCGCGACTGATCCCATTCCAGCCGCGACCGGTCGTCCCGTTGACCCCGGGCATCCGCGAAACGGACAGGTCTTCGCCTGGATGTTCGCGGACGTAGTCGCGCAACTGATCGCGTTTCGCCTGATTCGATCGCATCGGCGAACGATCGTGAAACGGTCGTCTCACCTTCGTTTCTTTCGCGACCGGATTGACGACCTGTTGGACGCGTTCGACTTTCTTTCGCGCGGCCCGCAGTTCGGCCAGCCGCGCTTCGTGGTAGGCGATCGACGCGTCCAGGGCGACGACCCTTTCGGCCAGTGAAGCGACCGCTTCCTGTAGGGCGTGGTCGATCGCTTCCGGCGTCGCGCGGGCGTCTTCGCCCCGCAGTTCAGGCCCATCCATAAAGATCCTTCCGGTTGACGTTGGGCAGGGTTCCGTACAGGAAGCGGAACGATAACCCAGCGGGCCGCGAAATGCGGGCTAGCCCAGGTCGCGATAGCGGGCCTGTAGGCGCCAGCCCATGACTTCGTCCAGGTTCGGCGTCGCCGCCGGGCTCGCCCGTTCGGCCGAGCGGACGGCCAGGACGCGGGCCGTTTCGTAGGCGGGTTCCGGGGTTAGGGCGATGTGGCCCAGCCAGGCTTTACGGACGCGGACGCGGTCGCGGGCTTCCCACACTTCGCCGTCAGGCATCGGCAGGTAACCGGCGGACGCGTCCAGACATTCGTCGTCGGCCAGGGCCAGCGTTTCGTCACCCAGGTCGGTCTGGGCGATCCGAATTTGGGCGACCAGCCCTTCGGCCCGGGAGGGATGGAACGCGACCGCCCGCCCGACCGTCCGTTCCAGATTGTGGTCACGGTTGACCCGAACCCGGTTCGCTCTACGCTCGATCCCGTCATAGGCGCCCCGGCTGAAAATCTCGGTCACCATCCGCCCCTGAAAGGGAACCAGGGCGGGCGATTCCCAGGGCGTGACGATCAGTTCGATCGTTCGGTCGGGGAAGGAAACGGCGACCTGTTGGGCCGCCCGGAAACGCAGTTCGCCATCCATCAGAAGACCGGCCCTTCGGTCGTGACCATTTCGTCCAGCTTCTCGATCGCCTGGACCTGTTCGATCGTCATGGCGCCCATACCGACCAGGATTTGCCAGGTCTGGGCCCGTTCCAGCGGGCCCGGCTGGACGTAGGCGTCGCGGTTCATTTCGACAATCGTTCCGCGCGGCAGTAGCCATTCCGATAGGCCGCCCATCACGGCGGCCGCCTTCGGCCGTAGCCCGGCCCGCCAGTGATAGTCAAACAGGCTGGACACATTGGAATAGGTCATCGAATCGCCGCCGGTCGGCAGGCCGACCAGGAACGGCGGAACGCCGAACATGACCGCGACCCGGGCTTCGGCCCGGTCCTGCAAATCGGTCAGGGCCATGTCGCGCGGGTTCATCTGGGCCGCTTCCCAGGTGACGCCGCCGGACAGGACGGCCGGTTCGCCCAGCGCAGACAGGCGGGCGGTGACCCATTGGCGTTTCAGTTCGTCGGCCTGGGCGGCGTCCAGTTCGTCTGGATGGGTCAGCGTCGATGACGGGATCCCGCCGCCAGCGGCCAGCCCGTAGCCGTACTGGGCGAACATCTGGGCCGCGATCATTCGCCCCGCGCCCGCTTCCAGCGGCCCGTGGCCGTGGGCGTCGCCGGTCGCGGACGCGTAGCGAAGATGGAGAATGTCGGCGGTGACGTCGGCCGATCCGACCGCATAGCGGCGTAGGCCGTTGCGGTCGAAATCGACTTCGACCGCCCAGGCGGGCAGAACGTGGAAGCGGGCCGGGTAGCCGGTCGCGTAGTAGGCGGTCGCATAGACGAAGACCTCGCCCAGCTGAAAATCCCAGAACAGCTGTTTCGCGAATTCCTCCCAAGACGAATAGATGTCCGGGTCCGGGTTGCGAAGCCAGGCGGCGTTCAGGCTGTCGGCGGGCCCGACCAGGTAGGGCGGCATGGTCGCCAGTAGCGACGCGTTCAGGTCAACGCAGGTCCAGGCGATATCGGTCAGCGGCGTCGCGCCGAACCAGTTGGGCGTCGCCCATTCGGCAGGCCAGCCCGACCAGGGCATCGGCCGCTGGATCGGCGGCGGCGGAATGACCGGGGCGCCCTGCTCGACCAGCAGGCCGTTGGGGTCGCCCGGGTTCCATTCGGTCGGCCCTACGGTCGCAGGCGGAACGTCCGCCGGGTCGTTCGGGTTCGGCGTGATATCGCCCGGCGGCCGAATCGAGCGGGGGCGCAGCGAAACCCGCACGGCGAAAGCCTACTACGCCGGTCGGGATTGTGTGAAATAGGACGCGGGGGGCGTCCCGCCGCAGCTGACAGGGCGCCCCCCGCTCGATCCGCGTCAGGTCTTGGGGACCAGGAATCCGTCGCGGATTTCGTATTCCCGGGCAGGGGCCAGTAGGACGTCATCCATCGCGTGGTCGATCGCGTCCTGGCGGCTGGCGTGGGTCCCGTGGTGATCCCACAGGCCCCAGTCGTCCCAGTCGAACGCGTCCAGTTCGGCGTCCGACCCGAACATGGGGCGGCCCCACAGTTCCCAGCCGTCCGTGGACTTCGTCATCCGCCAGAGCGTCGCCCCGTCGTTCGACGCCAGTAGCCAGTCGCCCGACTTGACCCGGATCATCTGGTGCAGGCGGCGGCCCATCAGGCGGCCGCCCTTCCCCGCCGCTGGCGCCGCGCCCGGCGGGCGCAGGCGTCCAGGTCGGCGCAGTACCAGGACCGCGTCCAGCGGGAATAGATCCGCCGGTCAGGATCGCGGGCCAGCCGCTTCCCGCAACGGGCGCAAGTCTTCGCCGCCCGGCGGGCCTGTTGGTAACGTATCGCTGTCAAGGTTCTACCTTTCCGGGGCGTCGTTATAGCGGCGCCCCTTTTAGTTGATAAACACATTTTATCAACCGTTTTCTGGCCTGAATACAAACGCGGGATTTCTTCCAGGGATTTTCTGCGCGGGCGGCGCCTGGTTACGCAAATCTTAAATCGTGATTCGTCGCCTAGCCGGACAACTAGCGGATCACGGGGATCCGGGCCGGACGGGCGGCCGCCGCGACCGCCCAAACCAGGGCCTTCACAAGATGGGCCTGGCCCCAGGCTTTCAGGGTCAGCCCGGACGGCGATTCGCGCACCATCGCGACCGTCAGGGCTTCGTCCAGGTCGGGCGTCCCGTCGTGGACGATCTGGCCGCCCGCCGCCAGGTCGCGCAGCAGGGCGAGCCCGGCCCGGGTCGCGGCCGCCTGGCCCGGCTTCGCTTTCACGCCCGGCGGCAGGCGATCGAGTAGCGACGCCCCGACGGTCAGTTCGCGGACGCCGCGCAAGAGGCGCAGGCGGTTCAAATCCGTGATCGCCGTGTCCCAGTCGGGGACTAGCCAGCCGTCAACTTCCAGCCGCCCGTCGTCCAGGCGGGAAACGGCGGCCACGGCGGCGCCCAGGCCGTAGTCGTCTTCCAGGGCGACGAAGACCTGTCCGCTCGACCGGACAGGTTCTTCCAGGCTGGCCCACAGGCCGCGCGGCAGCAGGTCTTCGACGGCGCCCGGCGGTTCCGTCTTGCGACGCGGCCACTGGTTCAGCCATTGACAGCGGAACGACTCGATCGGGTCCGGTTCTTCGGGGTCTTCCAGTTCGCCCGTGCGGGCCGCTTCCAGCCGCTTCTGGATCATCCGTTCCCGGGCCTGTGTCCAGTGTGGCGACGCCGCCCGCCAGGCGTCACGGTCGTCCAGGGCGGCCCCGGCGGGCGCCGACCATTCGATCAACAGGTCGCCGTCCCCGATTTCCAGGTCGGCCAGCGCGATCTGGCGGCGGCCCAACATCAGCGAGGTCGCCATCCGATGGGCGGTCGAAATCAGTAGCAGCTGGGCCTGGTTTCGTTCGGTCATGGTCGGAACCAGCCCTTCATCGACCGACGACGCCTTCACCTTCCAGGCTTCGTCGGCCGCCCCGATCGAAACGCTGTAGCCGTAAACCGCTTCCTTCGCCCGCAGCATCCAGCGCGATCCGTCGGCCAGCAGTTCGATTTCTTCCTGGCCGTTGACCTCGCGAACGTGGTAGGCGTCGCGGCGGGCCTTCGCCCAGATACGGGCGGGCCGCTGGACTTCCTTGCAGACCGCCAAATCCTTCCCCGTATGTAGGACGTCCTGCGCTTCGCCGAACCGATCGCCCTGGTGAATTCGCCACAGGCACAGTTCGCGCAACAACCAGGACTTCCCCAGCTGACGGGCCATCGACAAGACCAGCGTTTCCCAGACCAGCCGATCATCGGCGTCGATTTCCAACAGCCGCATAGCGACCAGCCGTTGCCACCAGCGCAGCGGCTTCCCCGACCGCCCTTCGACCCAGGCGGCGAATTCGGGCCCCAGCGAGCCGACCGCCCGGGAATGGGGAACGGTCATCAGACGCGGCCAGACCGCGTCACGGGGAACGCGGCGCAGGTCGATCAGCCAGGGAACGTCGAAGCGGTCGTCGTCCGGATCGAGCCCGTCCCGTTCCGGCGGCAGGTCTTCCGCGTCCGGCTTCCAGCCCGGGCGCCAGGTCCCCTGTTGCACGGCGACCCCGCCTTCGCGGTTGCATTGTTCGCAGGACGGGATCCAGCGACAACAGCCCGACCCTTCGCGGTGAATGTGCATCGCCAGCGGCGGGTCGTGATCCAGGGTCGTCGCCAGCCGCTTCCGACAATGGGCGCAGGGCGTTCCCTCGCCCAACATCTGGCGCCGCGCCCGCTGGTAGGCGCCGCCATAGCCGCGCGTCAGGCTGGTCATTCGCCGCTGACGCGGTGCAACAGATTTTCGACCGGGACCAGCCCGATCAGGACCAGGCCCGCGATCATCAGGATCAGATTGGCGCCATGCAGGACGGCCGACCAGATAACGAGGGTCACGCCCAGGGCGAAGATCACGACCTGGCGGACGAAATTCCACCAGGGCGGATCGACCTTCGGTCCGACCTGCGTAGCCATCAGCCGGTCGCGACCGCCCAGAACAGATAGACGAAGAACGTCAGGACGGTAAACAGGGCGGCGGTCAGGATCGCCAGGGCTACGGTCTTCACGCTTCCCCCAGTATCGCGAACGGGCGGGCCGCCGCGATCGCGGGCGAACGCGGCCGAGCGCACAAGGTGTCGCGCCAGGCCGCACGGTTAAGCCAAATCGGGGGGGAAACGGGTCGAAAAGTGGCGGGGTCAGACGGCGTCATCGCTGGAAAAAAACGCGGGCCGCTGGGGGGTAGAACGCCGCGTCCGGTAGCGGCAGGGCAGGCGCCGACAGGCCGATCGCTACTCCCGGTAGCCGCTTACCTGCCGACACCTGCCCGCCCTTCCCCCCGTCGTCCCGACGACAGGGGTTCCCTTAGTCCCCGGCTTCGTTCGCTTCGACAGCGGGATCGGCGGGATCGACTAGGACTTCGTCTTCGGATCCGTCGTCTTCGCCTTCGTCGCCTTCGACCTGCTCGACCGCCGGGTCCTGTTCGGTCTGTTCGTCCATGCTGGTCTTCCCCTTTCAGCGATGACTGGCGTCACGGATTCGCGCCGACGCCTGGGCTTTGCGCTTGGACGAAGACCGGCCGACCGTGCGGCCGCTTAGGCGGTTGACGATCGACCAGGGCTTCGTCTTCGACCGGGTCTTGCGGACAGTGTGCGGCATATCCTCCCTCCGGTTTTCCACAGTTTCCACAGGTCCTATTACTAGTACTAGGTCTTTAGGGGTCGGGTCGGGTCGGGGCGCCGTGACTCACGCGTGACACGAATTCCTGTCACGCCGTTAGTCACGCGTGACATGGCCCCCGCGATGGCGCCGCTGGCGTTCGGCGTCCCCGTCCCGCTTCGCCTTTATTTCAGCGGCGGACGGGTTGTAGTCCAGGAAATCGTGAATCAGGTATCCGCCGTTCACTGGCGCCCACAATCCGCCATCGACTAACTCATACAGGGGCCTCTTTCGTATCCGCGAAACGCCAGCCAGACGCCCACGCAACGCCAGTTCGACGCCACTTTCCACATAGCCATCTGTGGAAAACTCAGCGCAGTAACAGAGCGCATCGACATGCAGGCGATAGGCCCGATCGGACAAGCGGGCGACCTTGGGATGACGCGGGAATTTGTCGTCCAGGCGTAGCCAGGGCATCGGCTACCGTCCCCTTAGCGGGCGACCCCCGACGTCATCCGCGTCAGTTCCGCTGGCGTTCCTCTCGCCGGGCCGGTCGCCCGCTTCGACCAGGTCGGCCAGCGGAATCCCGCGTTCGAACAGGCGGACGTCGTCGCCCAGTTCCGCGAACAGGGCGTCCATCGCCCGTTCGTGATCTTCCTGATTCACGACTGGGCCAGGCGGCGGCCTAGGTCGTCTATCACCAGGTCGGCTTCGCCCTGGGTCATGTTCTCGCCGCCGTGACCGATCACGCCGACCAGGTAGTCGCGCACGGCCGCCGATTCGTCGGGGATCCCCAGTTCGTTCATCAGGACCCAGATTTCGTTTCGCTGTTCCGGGGTCGCGTCGGCGGTCGCCGCCGTTTCGGATAGCCGATCACGCTGGGCCCGCAGTTCGCGGATCAGGATTCCCGCGCCCGTCTTGGTCAGCAGGTCGCCTGGGACCCCGGCGATCTCCCGCGCCCGCTCGTTCCAGTCCGTGTCGGGATCGAGGGCGGCCAGTTCGGACATGACTTCGCTGATCGCGTCCCATTCCCGCTGGGTCGGCTGATGTTCGGGCGGGATCTTCCCCCGTGCCTGGGGCGGCGAGCCCTTCGCCCCTGCGCCGTCGTCGTCCGTGTCGGCCGCGATCCCCAGTAGGGCCGTGATCGCGTAGCGGCGCAGGTAGGTCAGAAGCGAACCCAGGGCCTGCGGATCGTCGGGCGGACGGAAGGGAAACGCCGACTCGATCAACTCGCCGGACGCGTGGCGCAGCTGGGTCACCAGGGCGGCGCCTGCGCCATTCTCAGCCCCGGCTAGCAGTTGCGCGATCGCCAGGTCGTTTTCGGCCAGGACGGGCCGCACGGCGGCCAGGATCGCGTCCAGCGGGGCGTAGGAGTAGGTAAACGACCCGCCCGATTTGGTCTGAACCGTGACCGTGCGGGAACGCTCGATCGTCGGGAACGCGCCCTGCGCTTTCGCCAGGGCCGCGTTCAGGGTCGGCAGGTCAGGCGGCATCGGGTCCCCTTTCTTTCAGTTCGCGGATTCGGCGCCGCAGGTCGCGGGCGTAGGCCGCATAGCGGCGCCCGGCCGGGCGCGTGATCGGCCGGGCCATCAGGCGGCGGGCCTGGTCTTCGCAGTAGCGGGCGTCCAGGTCCAGGCGGCGGATCTCAGGATCGTTCACGCGCCCGCGTCTTCTTCTTCGGCGGCCAGCGGCGGTTCCGCGACCGTTCGCAGGCCAGACAGGCTTCCAGCGGCGGCAGGCGGCGCAGGTGAAGCGGCCCGACCAGGTCCAGCGTCTGGATCAGCCGCCCGCAGGCCGTCCGGTCGGGGCCGTCCAGCCAGTGAACCGTAAACAGCTGTCGCGACTTGGGGCGGCCGCGCTGGCGGACGCGAACCGCGTTCATGTTCGCTTCGCCCCGAAGACGGCGCCGACTTCCAGTTCGTCCGCTTCGTCGGCCAGTTCGCGGGCCCGGGTCAGGGCCAGTTCCAGCAGGACGCCGATCACGGCGACCAGGGCGATCTGATCCGGGTCGTTCGTCTTCTCTGCCGACCGCTGGAACGAATCCCAGGCGGCGACCAGGCCCGCCAGCTTGTGACGCTGATGGTCGCGGGCTAGCAGGTGCGCTTTGGCGGCCGTCTTCACTTCGGCCGCCTACGGGGTAGGGCGCCCCGGCGGCGGGCGCAGGCCCGCGACGCCAGACAGACGACCCCCGGCTTCCCGGGATCCAGGACGACGAACCAGCGGGTTCCCCTGCGCCCGCACAGGACACACTGTTTCGGTTCGCGGGTCACAGAAGCGAGCCCTGGCCCGGGTCGATCTGGCGGGCGACCCGATCGACACAGAAGGGATGGGCGACCTGGCCCGTGCGCTTACGACAGCGCAGCGCGTTCGTTCCGCCCTGGGGCCGCGCCCGTTCCCAGCCGACGACCTGGAAATAGAGGCGGTGATCTTCGGCCGTGATCGGCTGGTGACACAGGGCGCAGGTCGGCGCCGTCATCGCCGGTCGTCCGCCCGCTCGATCCGTAACGGCCGGTCGTGAT